TGAAAATTTAAGAAAGGAATATGAGATATGGAAAGCAAATCAAAAAAAGAACAAAGAGAAATTAGTATCAATACGAAAGGTGATTGAATCTTTGTAGTGTAGTTTGGAATAGCTACATCAGATAGGAGCATAAATAATGAGTACAGGTGTGAAGCATGAACAAATGCCTTGGTTTGCACGCGGCGGTATGCAGCATGTTACTTTGGTAATAGCCGAAATTGGAAATGTGCATGAAGGTTCATTAGGCAATATCATTAACTATATAAACGCTTGTGCTGATGTTGGGGTTGATGGTATTAAATTACAAGCACATAGTCCGAATGAATCTACAAACGATGAAAAATTTCCTAGTAGGTTTTCATATCATCCGCAAGATCTTAATAGAAAGGAATATTGGTGTAGGTTAGCTATTAGAAATTATTGTTGGGATCATATTTTGAATGTCTGTTTGAGAAGGGGAATCAAGTTAATTGTTTCCCCTTTTTCTGTAGATAGAGTGAATATCATAGAAATGTATATTGGCGATTGTTTGTTCGCTTATAAGATAGCATCAGGAGAAGTAAATAATAAACCATTATTAAAAGAGATAGCTAAAACAAAAAGAAGTGTTGTTATCAGCACTGGAATGTCTGATACGTTAGAAGTAAATAATTGTTTGTCTTATTTTCCTTGTCAGAGTAAGTATGTATTGCAATGCACAACTGAATACCCTTGTGAAGCTAATAAAATAGGTATGAATGTTTGTGATTGTTTTTGCCGAAACATTACGTTTAAGGGTGGTTTATCAGATCATAGTGGGACAATCTATCCTAGTATAGTCGCTTCTTATCTTGGAGCGTGGATGGTCGAAGTACATATCTGTTGGGATAAACGTCAATTTGGTGCAGATGTTAGTTCATCATTAACGATTGATGAATTAGCACAGTTAGTTAAGGGTGTTAAGTTTGCTACTGAAATGCGAAAATATCCAATTAACAAAGATACGTTTATCACAACCGAAGAAATGAATGTATATAGGCAAGGAAAAAACAGATGAATAAATTTTGTTTTGTGTTTGTAGATAGGGCAAATTTTCGTATGATACCTCTAGTGTATGAACTAGACAAATTTGATACCGAAATAAGTATAGTTTGTTGTGGCACTTTACCATTGGCAAGATTTCATAAACCTAGTGATTATTTGCATGGATTTACTAATGCAACTTATCATACTATTTATCATGAAGTAGAAGGTAGTAATAAGTTATCTATGATGCATAGCATGGCAAGTTTAATGTCGCAATTTGCAAACAAACTTGATGAAATAAATCCTGATTGTGTGGTAGTGATTGGCGATAGATACGAAACGTTAGTCATTGCACAAGTAACTAACTTGATGGGATATTGTTTAGTTCATTTACAAGGTGGTGAAGAATCGGGAAATATTGATGAATACATACGCCATGCAATAACTAAGTTGGCACATTACCATGTACCATCTACTAGTAAAGCAGCAAATGTGTTAGTTAATGTGTTAGGTGAAAATCAGGAAGCTATATTAGATGTTGGTTGCCCAAGTGTTGATTTTGTAAATGAAACAGTGATAGGACAAATATATCTATGTACTGCTATTTGCATGTATCATCCTGAAGAAGATGTAGATAATGCTTCAGTAGTTTGGAAATTACTTTGCACATTGGAAAAACTTAAATTGCATGTATACATGTTTTGGTCCAATATTGATCCTAATTCAGAACAAATAAGTAAGATGATAAGAAGGTATATCAGTTTATATAACCCTCTGTGGTTAGAAATGGTAGTTAACTGGCAGCCAGTTACGTTTTATACCATGCTTGCAACTGTATTATGTGGGATCGGTAATTCATCTTCGTTTGCTAGGGATGCTAGTTTTTTTGGAACACCAGTGCTATTGATTGGTAATAGACAAAGAAATAGGGAAATAGGTGACAATGTTAAAAGGCTTGCAGATGTTTCCGAAATACCAAATTATTTAGAGTGGTGTAGGCAATATGAGAGAAAAGCTAATACCAATTATGGTACTAAAGGTATTTCAGAAAAAATTGCAAAGAAGTTATTGAAGTTAAAGTCTAGGAAAAGTTTGACCAAAACTCTTAACACTAGTTCACTAATTACTTAAATTCTTGGAGTATGTTTCAATGTACGAGAATGATGTATTAGCTATTGTGCCGATCAAAACCAATAACCTGAGATTTCCTAATAAGCACTTTGAGTGTTGCGGGGAATATAACTTATTAGATAGAGTGTTGAAACAAGTAGGTAATTTGTTTCAGTGTTCTTTAGTTGTAAGTAATTCATATTTTGTTGCCTTAATTTGTCAAATAAGAGGGATTGCGTTTGTTCAAAGACCAATAGGATTAGAAGAAGAAAACATTGGGATACTATCTACAATTAAATGGATAAATGAAAGCATTAGTGATGGCTATTATGGTAAGTTTGAAAAGCAAGTTTTGTTACAAGCAACTAACCCTTGTCGAACCGATGGAGATATTACTCTTTGTGTTGAAGCATTGAATTGTTATACATCTAGCTGCACAGTAGTTAATGTTGGGGAATTTCATCCTAATCGAATGTATGTAATGGGTGAAGGAAATATTCTTTATCATTTTATGAAAAATGACGAATGGATGCCAACACAAAATTTGTCAAAGGTATGTTTGCGTGACGGCGGAGTATATGCTTGGAATGTGAAAGAAATGAAAAGGTTAAACTATACTACTTTTATTATTCCTCAATGTTATGGAATAGAAATCCCTATGGAAAGATCAATAAGGATAGATACCAGAGAAGATTTAGAAAGAGCTAAGATATATTTTCTTAAATCTTATAAAAACACTTGACACATTTTCTTCTTTTTGCTACCTTTCAATTTAATGGGAACGGTTTAAAACGGAATTCACAAAACCTAGGGGGTGGTTAGTGTGGTAGGATAGAGTTAGTTAGAACGAGTTGCAGAGTTGGTTTCCAACAAATGGGAACGTCACATAAGTTTGCGATGTTCCCATTTTTTTTTGTTCAATTGTATAAGGGTTAGAACAATGTCTATTAGTCTGATGGAAGCAAAGAAATTACGAGAAGAAAGATTGCCAATTGCAAAACAAATGCAAGATTTGTTAGTCAAAGCTAATACTGAAAATAGAGCTATGACTAAAGAAGAAGATGCACAATGGGAAAAATTGGACAATGACCAAAAACGTAAATTGGAAATGGCGGAAAGAATTGAACATTTGCATGGTATGGAACAAGTAACAGATTTGCAAAATGAAGGAGAAGAGATAAAGAAAAGTAGAGCGGAAAAAGACAAGACAGAAAACACGATTACATCAGAAGATAAACAAAATGCTTGGCGTGCATTTTGTCTTGCAGGTTCACAACAGTATGAAATTCCAGAGCAATATCTGAAAGCGGCTAGGAAGTGTGGCGTTGATCCATTTAGCAGGTCAATGAAAATCAAACTTAATGCTAATGCACCTAGAAGTATTCAAGAATTGCGTGATACCGCAGAACAAGTGTTGCAAGCTGAATATCGTGCGACCACTTATCAAACTCTCACAACTACTGCCGGCGGATATGCTATCGCAAATGAAGCAATGCAAAATCTTGAAGTAGCATTGCTATCTTACGGTGGTGTTAGGCAAGTGGCCAAAGTCATTAGAACAGAAACAGGAGCTACTTTGCCATGGCCATTGCTGGATGATACTGGCAATAAGTCAGCAATTTTGGCTATCAATACTGCTGCAGATATTGCGAGTTTGACTTTCGGGCAAGCTACTTTGGGTGCGTTTAAGTACACTACTAAACGTGTTATGGTGCCCATTGAATTGATGCAAGATGCGGCAATTAACTTACCACAAGTTATTGGCGAAGCATTTGGTATTCGCATTGCACGCGGAACGAATGAACATTTTACAGTAGGTGTTACTACTGATATTCAACCTGCCGGTTGTGTTACTCAAAGTATTGCAGGTTCTACAGGTAGTGATGTAAATACAGTAACGTATGCTGAATTAGTTACATTGATGCATAGTGTTGATCCGTTATACCGTGCCAGTCCTAGTTGTTATTGGATGTTTAATGACAACACTCTTTCTAGATTGCGAAAACTCGTTGATGGAGATAGTAGGCCATTGTGGCAAGCAGGGGTTTCCGAAGATCAACCGGATAAAATTTTAGGTAAACCTTATGTGTTAAACCCCAATATGGCGACTATTGCCAGTGCTACCACTGGAACCGGTGCGGTTAAGGCAATTTTGTTTGGTGCATTCGATCGGTATATCATTCGTGATGTTCGTGACGTTATCTTTCTGCGATTAGATGAAAGATATGCTGAAATGGGAATGGTAGCGTTTCTAGCTTTCCATCGCCATGATGGAATTACTTTGCAAGCTAGTACCGTATATGTGCCTCTCAAACATTTTATTACAAAGTCTACTTAATTAGCCGTTTATGCTCCTATCTGGTAAACTTATGGAAAGGTTTGCCAGATAGTTTTGCATTGCGGCTATCTTTCTTTTGCGTGTTAGTTTTTTTGTCAAGCATAAACGGAGCATAAGTAATGAGTGAAAAAAAAGAAAAGAATGAAAAGAAAGTAGCTATCTTAGGTAAAGCGGCAAATAGTATTATGCTTGCCCCATTTGATGATAAGTCATGGGAAAAATGGGGCTTATCTAATGTGTATAATGATATTCCAGTTAATTGTTGGGATGTATGGTTTGAGTTACATGATTGGGAATATCATAGGAGAAATAATCCTAGCCATTATCAATGGTTATTAAAAGATCATGGTAAGCCTATATACGCATTTGAAGATAACTATTGCAATGCATCTTGTGCTAAGAAATTTCCGATTAGCGAAGTTATGGAAATGTTTGGTGATTTGTTTAATGATGAGCCTAAGTTTAGGTATTGGACAAATTCACCTAGTTATATGATGGCATTGGCTATTTTACAAGGAGCAACTCATATAGGAATATGGGGCGTCGACATGGCAATGACAGATGAGTATGCTATTCAACGTCCTAGTTGTGAGTTAATGATAGGTGTTTGTTTGGCTAAGGGTGTTAGAGTAACTATTCCTAAAGAATCTTCACTGTGCAAATGTCGTAAGTTATATGGCTATGATACACATGATGGGGATGGTTATGTTGAAGTTAGAACTAGAGAAACTATTCTTAAACAAAAGATGGGAGAAGCACAAGCTATAGCAGAACAAAGTAGCCAACATAAGGCTATGGTTATTGGTGCGTTGCAAGAATTGCAATTATTTGCAACAGACCCTAATTATGATGTTGAGCAACGTAAACAAATGTTAGAGCAATCGGCACAGCAAGCAGCAATTGCATTTGANCAAAATGAAAAAAAGAAGTTGATTTTGCAAGGTGCGATTGAAGATTTGTTGTGGGTTAAGAATGTGTTTTTGACTTAGGAGCATANACAATGTGGATTAAATGGCAAGATGGTCCGTGGGAAGATGGTAGACAAGCATATGACACTGGTAAGATTTGCGAATTACCTGATGATATTGCAAAAGGTTATATCAGAGCAAATAGGGCAATTGAAGTTAAGCAACCAATATCAGAACAACGAAAAGCAAAAAAGAAACGTCCTAGTGCTAGAAAAAATATTTTGGTATCAGGATTGAGTAGGCAAGAGTCTATCAGAGAAATTGCCGATTTACTTTCAAGTGAGGAATGAGCAATGCAAGTAATCATGTTAACTAGTGTTGCTTGTGAAAATGCTAATTACTCACAAAATCAAGTTTATGATGTGAGTGAGAAAGTAGCTAAGAAATGGGTTGAAAGGGGTTTGGCAAAAAAATTTGATGAACCAAAACCAACACCTATTCGCAATGCAACATTGCCTAGAAGATAAGGTGATTTCCCTATGACTGAACTTATTGCAAGGTATAGTTTAGTAGGTTATTCAACGGTTGTAACTGACGAATTACTTTTTCCATCGTCTAATTTCAAGCGGCAATTGAATCTTCCTTCAACTGGAATTGACGATGATACTTGGTTATACGATGCAATAGGTTCAGCTAGGGAATTTTGTGAAAGAAACGTTAATGGTGGCTTAGCTATACGATATCAAACTAGGAAACTAACATTAAATAAGTTTCCAACAGACGATGAGTATATAGAATTGTTATACCCTCCCTTAGTTTCCATTTCTGAATTTCAGTATTACGATGGAAGTAATACATCAATCACTTATGCATCAAGTGATTATAGGTTATTTAATCCCGGTAATGGCCAGCCAGCGTTTATCGTTCCTAATGTTGATGAAACGTGGAGTGAAACTAGGGATAGATTTGATGCGGTTAATATCACTTTTTTTTGTGGTTCTACTGCTGTAGACAATCTTCCAAAAACTGTTGTTCATGCAATTAAAATGCTTGTTGCATACTGGTACGAAAATAGATCAGCGGTTTTAGTTGGTTCCATTTCCAAAGAGTTAGAGTTTTCTCTTCAACGTTTACTTGGTTCGAATGAATATGGTTACTATGGCTAGAAAATTAACCGATCCTGATTTTTGGTTGTCTTTTATTCAATCTGTTGGAGTGCCGTCAACATTGCTTTTTTTTGGCTTGTGGTTAATTGCTCCACCTATTGTTAAGAGTCATGTTCAATTTTTGGAAAAAACTACTCAAACATTGGAAGTAATGGGAAAGACTTTAGAGCAATCAAATAAAGCTATTGAAGAAATAGTGGAAATTGAAAAAAACACTAAACAATTTATGGAACAGGTAAGAACAGACCATCAAATACAACAAGATTACTTAACTAGACTGTTGGAAAAATAAAATGATTAGGCTAAAAAGTGGTGATTTGCGCCATGAAATTACCATTTGGAAAAATGATGCCTCAAGTACAAATCTTGACGACATTGGTAGAGCTACCATATCAGAGAGAAAACATGCAACGGTTAGAGCCTCGATTAAAAAATTAACAGGTAATGAACTGACAATAGCACATCAGGAATTTTCGAAAGCTACGCATGAAATTCTTTGCTGGTATGTTCCTAAGATCACTACTCAAATGTGGTTAATTGGGTTCAATGGTAAACGGTATAACATAGTTGATGTTGATAACGAGGAAGAAAAAAATCATATTCT